GGAGCTTTATCTACAGCCCCAATGGCGGGCTACCCTTCACATATTTTCACGGAAGTAAGCTCTGAAGAAGCAAATAAGAAGCGGAAAAAACCTCCTGTTGATGATGAGGCCAGAAGATATAATATGTTCATTCAACAGGTTATAGAAGAGGAGAAGGAATCCCTCCTCAGATGGAAGAAAGAATATACCCAGAAGGGATATCAAGATTGGGATTCATTTTGCCGGGAAGTAGCCACTAGAACAAGAAAACCGGAACTTTATGAAAAATCTATTAAATTAGCTGAAGTGGCTGCTCCTTTTAGGGACCGAATCAGGGATCAACCAAGATGTGCAAAAATTCTACGCCGCTCAGGCGAAAAGGAGGATACTGGAGAGTATATTATGGTTGATCTGCCAGATAGAAAGAGAGGTGAGGCTAGAGACATAACATCATCTGGTAAGAAGCAGGGAAGAGAAGATGATAGTGAGGAAGAACAAAAATCATTTCTTGCTAAGAATTTGATTCACATTGAGTCGAGTGACGAGGAACAAGATGATGATACAACCCGAATAGCCATACAGCTTTCCATTCTAGATCCGAACATGGTTATTGAGCAAGAGAAATTGCTATATGCACAAAAGTTCTTAGAACGGAGTCTGGACGAAGAGAACCCAAAAACGGGAATAAAATATATCAAGAAAGCATGTCACCTTCTCAAGATTAAGAACCCTAAGTGGTACCAAGGTCACCTCCCTGATGGAAAGTTAGTTTGGTGTGGAGTATCGCTCGCCAGATATGAATATCGTACAACCAAACTACATAACACTTTCAGTGAGGCTCTTTCTGATGCCGTCACTGATTTAGCTTTCACCCTGCTGAATGAATGCAGATTGTTCGACACTCGGAAGGGAAACTCCTCATATGGTTTATCTATCGAACAAGACCTCTTGGCGAAAGGTAGAAAGGATTCTATTATTGTAGAAGAAGCAGGGCGCAGGGAGGATTTCTTTGTGGCTCTGGAGACTTTTTGTGCTCCAGCACAATTGGAAGGGATCCGCACTAGTCTCTCCACCGACGTGGTTCCCATATATCAGGTGGCCACATGTGCCCTTTTTGCACATGTCCTTAAGCTGGATTTCGATGTATCCAAAAGATGGAATGACGATAGTGAAACTCTCATGGCTGACTTTTGGGTTGTATTTATGAAATATCTCGAAGAACAAGACAAACTCAAACATCCTCCGAGTTTATATTCTCTTCCCATCACATCCAAAGGTTACGTCATACAGCCACATGCCGAAATGCCAGCTCCTTCGAAGTATCTTCCTACGGGATACTTCAATGATCTCACCAAGATAGGAACTGAAAATCTTCAAACTTTAATTTCGAGTGTGAGACTTAATCTTCCAGAGGTGGAAGGTCAACAGGTACTATGGGCTGCCCAGAAATTTTCAATACGTGGTCTTACCCATGCTTGTCTTACAGTGCCGTACATGAAACTGCTCTTTTACTATAACACAAGATTTGCTAGGGGCGACTACACCTCGGGTACCTCACCAGGCATATGGACTCATTTAGCAGAAGCAAATTTTCAGAAAGGCATCTGGTGGCCGTTGTCTCCTTTCAATCAGACTATCTGGCCTGTATTCCAAGGTAGGATAGTCACACTGGCAGACCTCTGTTCTTACATGTCAGGTAAGATGGGATCTACTCCCGGATATGAGCCAGATAGATTGGGGAAAGATGTAGCCATTATACCAGTCACCAAGAAGATGCAATTTGATATGACCTGGTGGGTGACAGCTTTTATGGAATATCCTTTGAACGATTTTACCCAATTTATTACCATGAATAGGATGGATAATAATGAGGAAGTTGGGTTCGGATGGGGCCGTCCCGTTACTTCTGCAACCCGGATAGTTGGACCTGCGACTAGAGCCCTTTTTGTTTTAGTAGATGAACTTGGTGGTACCAGTATTTCGAAAGGTTCTAAGGATGGGTACATAAGCAGCACTTTCAGCATAAATGTCTGGGGTTCAACCATTAGTGCACACCACAGCTACCTGTTTGGCACAGACCAAATCCCAACACCCTTAACTCCATCTTTGGATGATTTCAACAAGGTCCCTCCCCTTGTCGCAGCAATCACATATATGGAGGGAATTATTTCTAGAGAAGATGCAGAATTAGCAAGGGATCTATTGGCTGCCTTCTCATATCTCCACACCGTAGCTACGTCCGTCGATTTAATTGCACTTGGCGGAGATAGAATCAGATCACCAGGTCAGGCGAATTTGATAGGTTCACACCTTAGTTCGGAGTTTAATCGTCCTATGACCCCCGATACCGGAGAGTTTACTACTGGAAATCACTTGGTCAATGCTTTCAAAATGCACGCGATATCTAGAGAAGACCAAATCCGGCTCAGACACATCCATATGTATGTACCAGATGGGTTCTGGATGGCGAACCTCTTTGCTTTTGGAGGATATATTAAGGCTGAGAACCCACTCCTGGTTCCATGGGGTAACTTCTACCACCGGCTAGCCGTGAATAGCGTGGCTTTATGTCACCTTAACGACATGATTGACATGAAGGCTGGCTCCACTTGTTTAACCCTTTGCCCCTATATGATACCTCAGTATGTGGGGGAGTACTCAGACATGGAGGAGTATGCAGCATTAGTTCAGACTAGAAACTCTATACTTCCCCAAGTTCAACTACTCATTAATTACGATTATACGGGTACCCTCCGAGATAGTTACATACACGCATTTCAAAGTACATATAGCTCTCCTGGTCGTCCGGAAATTCACACTTTTGTAGGACGGCCAATCTGTTATCCCTTACAAATATCGATTCTCTTTGGATCAAATTTTGAATTAGGCAATCTAGACTCAACCATACGTTCTGTTAAAATGTTTTCAGAATACAGGAGGAACTACGGCAATTTCGGAACTTTGATGGGCTACCGGCCTGACATGTCACAAACCTTTGCTAACGAGAGTCGATATTGGAAGCAAGCCTACGCCGCCTTGACTCAGTTTAGAGCATTTCCCACATGGTTAGATCCAAAGGGTCGTGAGTGGAAATTAGGTAATTGCTGCCACTTGTTTTTACAGTCTGAGGCACAGCGAAGGACCTTTGCTATATCGAATACACATGCCATTGAAAAGATCGCATCGTACCTTAGACCATTTTACGAACCTGATCTTACCTACCACCTAGAATGGCATTCTAATCCTACATATTGGTGGGGTAAGAAAGAGTTCCAGGCCTTGATCTGGGGTAATGTGAATAATACGAATTATGTGCTGATCAAACCTGTTCGTTCCATTCCTTACCATGTGGCCAACCTGGTAGATCAGCAGAATAGGCCTGCTTTTTTGCTGAAAAGCAAATCGAAGCTGAACTTTTAAGTTCAGCTTCTTCTGGAGTGTGTCCTCAATGGTCTCGGAGTTCTATCAGGGTGTGGGTGCGCAGCCTTGAGAGTCAGAACGCCAACAGAACTTTGATTGAGCAGCTAGCACCTTCTTTCGGCGAACGGCTCAGTTTGAAGAAATTAGTGGCGAACCTCAGGCAGATCTCGGAACCTGATGACTACACATTCCAAGATTTAACCCCCCGAGAATTAGCAGTGAAGCGATTTCGTTATAGAAATAACTATCCTTTACTCGGTGCGAGGTTTGGGGAACCCCTGACCCTATATGGTAATCTGCTAAAGAGAAAGATACCGTCAATTGACACTAATCCTCTCTGGTTGGCTTTGGTGCAATCAAAAAATGGCAAGGAATTTTACTCTCGAGCCAAGTATTTATCAGAGGTTTTAGTTAAACAAGGCCCAGACATCACTCCTTTCTGGCGGGAGTTGTCTCACTTACACACAATTGGCGGTTTTGCCTTGCCTGCAAGTTTTGCTGTTCAAAAAGAACTGATAGAAGGCTGGGTGAAAGGACCTTTTGTACCAAAATTGTACGGGTCAGAATCTATATTTAATTACCACTTTCGGAAAGGAGTCGAAGAGTTCTTCCGTAAAATGACTTGGAAAGATGGTGTGCGAAAAATTTCTCGAGAAGAATTTGCAGATAGTCCACTTTTGTGGGCCACACCTGGAGCTACAAACGCTGATACGGTTAAGATAAATGGACAGAAAGTCAGGTCTAAGAATGGTACAGCAGTTCTATTCACAAGCGAAAAAATCCTGAGGATCCTGCAACGCAGGGTTTACGACCGGTCGGTCAATAAAGTTTTCCAGAAGATGGATGAAACTTTTGGAAAAACTAGAATGGTTGCGAATTCGGACTTCAGGATGTATATCCTTATGTCTTACATCAGTGCACAATTTGAGGGCTTGGTTGATCATCCAAATACTTCTCTCTTTTGGTCTAATGGCCGGAGGATGGAGGAATATCGTAAGTGGGTTCGGGAATTGGGCTTCGGTTCCAATCTTCCGGGCGATTATAGTGAATTTGATCACCGGGTTTCTCTTAAGATGATTGAGATAATTACTCATTGCCTCCGGGAATGGCTCTCTCGTGTAGGTATAGAATGGGACGAGGTAGATGAGGGGATTTGGGACGAAATAATTTATCGCTTCAAGAATGGATTTTGTGCACTGGAGGTGTCAGGTGATAAGGCGATGATACGTTGCGAACGAGGCGTGTTATCTGGTTGGAGATGGACTTCTCTCCTTGGTACTGTAGTCAATTATGGCATTTACTATATAATCAAAACACAGCTGATTCCAGACAGTGAACCTCTATTTCAAGAAGACAGTTGTTGTTTTCACGGGGACGATGCCAAACTGAAATTACTCCGACCTAGACTTGCACCATTAATTGTTGGCTTTGTGAATAGCATGGGCTTCTTGATGCATCCAGCTAAAACGTGGGCCTCCACAAATAGGGATGAATTCCTGAGGTTGTGTTTTGAACCAGGAGGAATCAGAGGGTATCCCGCCCGGACAGTAAGACCCATATTTGTGGCTAATCCAAATAATAAGCCACCTCCACCAGGTATTGCACGTTTGAGAGTTTTGGCTTCTAATTGGGTGAAGTTGGCTCGTAGGTTGGGGTTAGGACGGGAAGGATTTTTCGATTTCATGTTGCGTGATCTCGTCAAGAGTAAGCAGTTGTCCAGAGCAAAAATTCTCGAGTGGCTGGAGACTCCTGCCTCCTTAGGAGGTTTCGGTCTTGGACCAACTGGGTTATATAAATTTGTAGAATCTGAAGTTCCCAGCGACCCAGATCCTACGGTACTAAAGTTTCCTCGCATTCGTGAAGAATTAGCTGCTTACCACAAAGCTGGGGTCGAGTTGTCGACGAGGGAGGTCGTCAACCATGTAAATACTTTTTTGGGGGGAAGTCGTTCCGGTAAGATCTCACAAGAGAAATTAGAGCTGGCTTCTACTACACCTTTTTTTAGGAAGATACAGCTCACGGTGAAACGCTTCTTTAAATGGGAATTTTTTGGGAAAAATAAAATTTTGTCGGCAGTAGCACAAACCAGCATCCAAAAACTTTCTGATTTGCTAGCTTCTCTGAAAAGTGGGGCCAGCATCGTTGAAAAACTATATCACAAGTGCTCAAAGTCTGCTCTCAAGATGCTGCTGACGGGAAAATGGCAGATATCTGCTCCTCCTTCCCTGCTTTATTCGGACGAGGCCGTCTC